GTGACTGAAACTGTTCCGCCTGGAGTTACAGGGAATCCTGGTCTAAAGATAAGACCACCGGCGCCACCGCCACCAGCTCTATCCCAACCGCCGCCACCGCCTCCGGCAACAACTAATACATCTACTGCTGTAACACCACTTGGTACTGAGAAAGTACCAGATGAAGTAAATGTTTGAGTTACTGGCGCTTGTACTACGATTGAGTATTCTCTATCACTTGTGTTAGAGTTAACATCTGAAGCTCTAATCGTAAATGTAGAAGTTGTGTTAGAAGCAACTTGACTAGGTGTTCCAGAGATAACATAGCCTGAACTTGTAGAAGTACCAGATAATCCTGCTGGTAAAGAACCACTTTCTAGTGTATAAGTTACATCGCCACCTGATTCTGGATCCGAAGCGAAAATTGTGATTGCACTAAAACTTCCTCTATCTCCATCAGCTACTGTCACTAATGTTCCAGCTGCCGTACTAAAAACAGGCTGTTGGTCAATATTAATTTGATTTTCTATAGTTGATTGTAAACCTGAAGCCGCCGATACTCTTACATCATATGGTTCACCTGAACCAGGTAAACTTGATTTAGCAATCACACCAGTAATTTGTGTCGAACTATCTACAGTTTGACTATCAAAAGAAACAGTTGTGCCTGAAGAATTTATTAATGATGCTGTTGCGCCTGTGAAACCTGTACCTGTAATGACAAAGGTATAATTGCCTGTACCGTCACCTGATGTTGCATTTGTAGGCGAAACGGATGATACGGTTGGAAAATTTAAGAAGTTTGTTTGTGATACTTTTCTAAGAACACCAGCAGAAGCATCATAAACTAATATTAAGTCGCCTGAAGCAATAGCCGTTTCTAATGTTGTTGCATTATCGGGGTCAACTGAAAGTGTTGAACTTGATTTTGCTAAGCCGTCACCCGCTTGAGCAGTTAGGTTTGAAACTGTAATTTTTTTTAATGAACTTGCTGATGTATCATGTAATAATAGTGTGTCAGCATTATTAGCCGCTTCAGCTAATTCTGTTTGACCAGTAATTACTTCTGCACCAACATCAGTTGCTACAACAGCGCCAGGAGCAATCTTATCAGCAGTAATAGCGTTGTCAGCAATCTTATCTGTGGTTACAGCACTATCTGTGATATTTGATTCTTTAATTTTATTTGACATTTATTAAAACTCCTTAATTGTAATAGCATCCGCACTTGCAGGTGCCGTACCAAATGTTAGTGTTGTACCTGACACGGTATAATCTGTAGTTGGCCGTTGTAAAACTCCGTTCAAAAAAACCATAATGCTATCTACATCATTATTTATATTAGTTAAAGTGAAAGCTACCGTAGAACCATCACCTGTTGCGTTAGTTGTTGTTGGTTTTAACGCTAATGTTCCTGCAACTGCCGGAACGACAACTGTTACACTACCACCACCATAATTTGCGTGTGGTGAAGCTTGAATTTGTGTATAGTGTGCATTTGAACTTTCACAATATAATTTTAATTGTGATTCTGCACCGTCATTTTTTAAATCAATAATACCAGATTGTAAAGTAATTCTATCATTACCACCAATTTTAATATCAATCTGGTCGTCTGTATCTGCTGTAATTGATGTATCTGCGTCTGCATCTAAAATCAATTCACTAGCATTTAAATCTAAACTTGTAGCAACAATACCACTTGAAATTGTTTTATTAGTAAGAGTATCGGTTGTGTCACGGCCTACTACTGTATCTGTAGTATTTGTAAAAGTCCATGAATATAAAGTAGAACCGTCGCCTAATAAGTTATAAACTTCATTAAAATTGTCATTGATAATNTCACCACCAGCTCTAATAGTAGAACCTGTTCCGTCATCAGCTGTAACTCCAATGTTAATAGTTTGTTTTGCCATTGATTACTCTCTTAAATTCCCTAATATTTATACAAGTTTTGCGATTATGTGTTATCAAAAGTTAATGATGTTTCATCAAATGTTATATCTGTTTGGTCAAAACCTAAATTTGGTACTGTGGCTGTCACATAACTAGGATATGCAATATAAGTTTTCATATGGTCTATTGCATAATCTCGTATCTGAACGCCTGTGCCGTCAATAGATGTATCGTTAAAACCTTGTATTGTGTGTTGTGCCCAAGCAGCCATAGTCATTGGTGTTACCATAACCGTTGTACCTTTTGTTCTTGTGTAGGCAGTTTGTCTATTATGTGTATGATTACCACCAAATCTATTATTTGATGCAAATGGATTATTATATATGTCTAAACTTCCCATTTTAGGACCGCCGTAAGCATAACCTCTAATATAATCATTACCTCTGGCTGTGATATTGTATAAGTTTCTACCTGAGTTAATGATTAAAGTATAATCTCTTAATAAAGTTACATCTCTTGTATTAGGTGTAAAGTGTTCACTTGTACTATCATCAAAATCTGGATCCACACCTAATTCTGGATTTGTTCTTAATGTTGTGCCATCATCTACTGTTCCTAATCTTCTACCAAAGATAGTAGAGAATAGAGTTGCAATAACACCAAAGATTGGACTTTCTTCAATGCCTGAAACAATGCCCTCAACTGGTGAACTAATTTGAGCACTAATTTGATTTTCAATATTAACTTGTCCTGTAAAATAAAAACCAGCTGTGTGCATTGTCTTTTTGAAACTATCTCGCCAATCATTAATTGTTCGGCCAACTTTAATAACATACGAGAAGTCTTGGTAATATAAACTGTCTTGTATTCTCATTGCATCTTCAGAAATCCATCCATCTTGGTTAACAAAAGTACCGGCTGTATCTGCAACAGCTGTAACTGTTACTGTAGAAGTTGCACCATCAACTTTTGCAATTGTAGCTGATGCACCATTACTAAATGTAATTTCTCTATCAACTTCAAAAGTGCCAGTTGCATCTATAACTTTAACAATTTTTAAATCAGAATTAAATGAACTTACCGTAGCTGTAATACCTGAACTAGAACTATCTAATGATGTGGCTGTTGTATCTGCAACAATAGAACCTGAAACTTCTTTAACTAAAATGTAAGTTGGTAATGTTAAAGTGGGTGGTGTAGGAGATTGTTGATACTCAGCACCTGATTCTACAATTTTTAATCCTTGAACTTTACCAATTTCATCACCATAAGCAATAACTGAAGCATCTGCACCACTTGTACTTGTAATTGTAATTGTAGGTAAAGTTGTGTAATTTGAACCTGCATTAATGATACGAATGTCTGTAATATCACCGACACCTGTTCCACTTTCTTGTACTAATTTATTTCCTGTATAGTTATCACCTCTTACAGTTTCATCTTCTAAAACAATATGGTCATCTTCCGTTGAAGTTGATTCTTCTTGTGTAAAACCACCATTAACCACAGCAACTTCAGCCGAAGCTGCACCGCCATTTGTATTTGCATTATTAAATACTAAACTGTCACCAATTTCATAACCTGTGCCTGCATTATCAATAATAAAATCTGTAATACCACCATTACCAATTGCATCTACTTGAATGATTGAACCTGTACCGCCACCTGTAATTGTTACACTATCATTTACATTATATAAACTACCGTCATTTGAAATTGTAATTATTCCAGGAATACCTGTTGTTGTTAATTTTATAAAAGTATCATCAATACCTAAAGCTGTACCTCTTACAACTTCACTTGTTTGAAAAGTACCATTAATACTATCATCATTTAAAATAAATTCTGTAACTAAATTTTCACCAATTTGAAATTGTTGTACACTTTCTACAATAGCGGTTGCACTTGAAGTTTCGCCTGTGATTGTTCTACCTACTAAATCTGTAGGGTCACCAGATTGATTAGATGATTGTATTGCTCTTAAAACTTTATTTGTTGTCCATTTACCATCAGAAACACGCAACATATTTTCTCTAGGATAAACTGTTTCTGAAGTTAAACCAAATAACAATCTAAAGAACATTTGATGGCCTCTTGCCGTACCTTTTGCTCTGTAAACTGATTTAATATTTTTAATTAATTTTCTTTTATCAACATTGTCACCTAAAGTTTCAGGTAATGTATTTAAAAATTCATTTCTAAATTTTGTTAAGAAGTTAGAGATTACTTTATCAGGATCCCTAAAGTTTAATAAGTCTTGTATATTGTTTACGGGATTTGGTTTGTAACCATCAACAATAGCATGAGCGTTTGATGATGCACCAATGATAGCTTCACCAATAATAAACTTGTCTTGTGCAGCTATGTAAAGCTTGCCATTATCAATGTCTTCGGTTAAAATGGTGGATGTTGCACCAGATGATTGACCAGTTATGGTTTCTCCTCTAGTAAATTTTCCGTAAGTTGTATTCTCTAAAAGAATTTTATCACCAGAATCTAACTGTGTTCTATCTGTATCAATTCTGGATGCGTCAATTAACAATGAAGATTGACTTGTTTCAATTTCTGTTTCTAAACGAATACCATCTGTCTGTTCAACACTTGTCACGGCCAATTCTGCCGATTCCATAAATGTGTAATATGCTTTTAGAAATTCTAAAAATTTAGGGTGGTCAGAAACGACAAACTCTGGCGCCTGACTGTTTAGAAGATTGGATATTTTATCAGTAAACTTGGCCATCTGATATTATCCTATGTTCCATAACTAGATGATGTTGTGTATCCTACACCTGCGTCAGCAGAACCGCCAACAAATGTATCCGCTTCTACTGTGATTGATGAGTTAGCTGTATCAATGTTTATGATTTGGTCTCTAACTGGAATAATATCGTTTGAGTTTGGTTGTACTGTTAATTCAATAACAGTTGATGCACTGCCTCTAATGTTTTCGATTGATGCTATGTTTAATGAATTAATTGTAATTTGACCTGTTGTGTAATCAATTGTACCTTGTGTATTATTTGCATAAACACGAACTGCACCATTTAAACTGTATCGTCTAACATTTCCTAGGCCGTCATCATCTAAAAAGAATATTGTTGATGTATCACCATTGATTTTAAAACCAGAAGAAACTAAAATACCACCTTGTTCTGCTTTATGTCCAGAATGTGGATTGTATAAACCATTTCTAAAATAAACATCATATCTTGTAGATGTGCCAATCGTTGGTGTAAATGTTTTTCTAATTCTCAATGTAGTAATGTTAGAAACAATACTTGTATCTGTGTTATCAATTAAACCTGTGACTTTTGAATATCTGAATACACCATCAAACTGATTTAAAGTATCTGTATTGTAATTTGTTAAAGTTGTGATGATATTTGATTTTAAAGTATCAGCTGTTTTTGTAGTTGTTCTATCATTATATTTTACAGTTGAAGTTAAAAGAACGGTTGTTGTTTCAGGATCCACAATTTCTGGTCTGACTGAAACCACATTATATCTTTTTAATTGTGTCTTAATACTTTCTTTAGTTGCCGTTGTTAAAGTTGAACCTGAAATAGGATTGATTGCAATTTTAATAACGCCGTATTGTGGTGTTTCATCATCTTCACCGCCCCATGCACTAACTGATTGTGCATTTGGATAAATTGATTTGACAATTGTTTCGTAATCTGAAGTTGTTACCGCTCTGTCTTGTGTACCATAATTTAATGGTGCATTATATCTAATAGATTCTTTTGTTTGTGCTTCTGCGCCGTTAGCTGCGTTTGATGTAACTGCAATTGTAACATCTGAATTGCCATCAATATCACCTGAAAGTGTAAATGAACTTGCACCGTTGGCTTCTGTTTTATTTGTAACAACATATTCTAAGATAACAATATTACCATCACTTAAAGATTTACCTAAAACTCCGTCACCAAAATAAACTTCAAATTTATTATCTTCAGCTTCTTGTAAAAAATAAACTGTAGATGTATCTGATAATTCAGAATAACCAGATGCTAAAGAATAAACAGTTGTTGTTGTGTCTGATACAGAATTTTGAATCGAAACTTTTAAAGTTGAAGTATCAGCGTTAGCACTTGGTATTAAAAATCTTTGGTCAGGATCCGAAGTATCAACTGTGTATTTAAAAGTAACTAAAGTGCCTTCATAAATTGCCACATTTGAAAAATTATAAACACCTGAACTTGGTTGAATTGTGTAAGATTGATTTGTTACAAACTCGTAACTTGTGCCATCAACTGTAGTAGTAAAAGTTGTGCCTTTGTCCATTGTAATTGATGATGTGCCTGGTGTTACGCCGTTTACTGTAATGGATAAGTTTGCTATTGGCGCTCTGCAAGAGTTTGGTGTGTAACCTAACATCTTAGCTAATGAAACAATATTTTTTCTTATGTCTGCACTATCTAAGTACATTTCATTAGCCAACATATTGGCATTAAATCCTAGGTAGTGGGTGTTATAGGCAAGAATATCTAAAAGAACGGCAAAACCAGAACCTTCAAAATCATAGTCCTGAAATTCTGATTGACCTTGTAAAAAAGTTTTTAGATTTGCTTTGACATTATCAAAGTCGAATTCTGATACTGTAAGTTTGTTTGACGCCATTTATTTACCTAATTCTTTGTAATGTAGTTGTGACAGAAACGGGATTTGGTAGATTTAAAACATAAAAATTAACTTGAACATCAATTGCGTTTCTATCAGGTTGTTCGTTAACTGCGATACCAGAAACTCTTGCTCTTGGTTCGTAGTTGTCTAAAACTTCTTGTACTTTTCTTCTAATAAAAATGCCTGTCAAAGGAGTATAGTTTTCAAATAATAATTCTCTAACACCACAACCTAATTCTGGATGAAAAGGCCTTTCATAGAAGTTTGTATT